TGATCCGTTTTACAGAAACTGCCGCCAAGATGGGCGTGGCCTTTGATATGACCGCGGGTGAGGCCGGAGAAATGATGGCCAAGTGGCGAGCCGGTATGAATCTTACTCAGGATCAAGCTGAAAGTTTGGCTGACGCAACGAATGCTCTCAGTAACGAAAACGCTGCTATGGCCAAACAGGTCGGCGAGGCCTTGAAGCGTTACGGCGCACTCGGGCAAGTTGCCGGACTTACTGCTAAGCAAACGGCCGCGATGGCTGCAACTCTAATCGGTGCCGGAGCTGAGGCAGAAGTTGCTGCGACCGGCATGAACGCCTTCATGCGAACCATGACCAAGGGCGGATCGATGACAGATCTGCAGAAGGCTGCTTTCGGGAACCTGGGTTTTGATGCTAAACAGCTTCAAAAGGAGGTTCAAAATGATGCTCCTAAGGCCATCTTCTCTGTTCTTGAAGCAATTAAAAATAAGTTACCGAAAGAACTGCAGATGCAGTACCTCACTGCAATGTTCGGAGAGGAAGGTGCTCGAGCAATGGGGCCGATGATTGCAAACATTGAAAAACTCCGTGAAAACTTTGCTCTGGTTGCCGACGAGACTAAATATGCAGGTTCCATGGAAAAAGAGTTTGCTGCGCGAGCCAAAACAACTTCGAACGCATTGACTCTTGCCTCTAATGCCGTTTCTTATTTTGTGCGCGGTGCCGGAGAACCTTTGCTTGAGCCTTTGAGAGAGGGAGCTTTGGAATTTGTGAAATATGGCAAGGTTATAGGTGACTGGATCAAAGAAAACAAGCAGCTTACTCTGACCGTTATGAAGGTTTCGGGGGCGGTCTTGGGTGGTGTCGCCGCCTTTCATGGTTTAAAGATTGCAGCTTTTCTTTTAGGGGCTCCGGTTTTAACGACAATTTCACTGTTTCTTCAAATTGGTAAAGCGGCGGTTTTTCTCAAAAACTCTACGCTTGTTGCTAAGTTAGCAGTAAGCTCATTTGCCTTTGCTAGCAAGGCTGCTGCCGCCACTTTCGGTCTTCTTAAAGGCGCCGTCTCTGTTTTAGGGATGGCCATGAAAGGACTGCTCCTGAACCCGGTAGGTCTTGCAATCGGGGCTTTTGCCGCTTTGGTTGCGGGAGGCGTGTATGTTTATCGGAACTGGGACGAAATAAAGGCAAAATTATGTAGCCTTTGGACTGCCTTCTCGGAGAGGTTCCCGGGAATGGCCTCCTTTGTTACGGATTTTTATGAAAACGTAATCAAGCCAAAAGTTGATGCAGTTAAAACAACCTTCCAGGGTTTGACGGATTTCATATCCGGAGTTTTCTTAGGCGACTGGACTAAAGCATGGGAAGGCATGAAAACCACCTTCTCCGGAGTATTCGCTTCGATTCCTGCGATAGCTAAGACTCCGTTGAACGGTGCAATTACACTAATCAACAGTGCATTTAAGGGAATCAACCAGCTCGCGAACGCAAAAATCCCTGACTGGGTGCCTATTGCCGGCGGACAAACGCTTGGGTTTACGCTTCCGGAGATTCCGCTTCTTGCCAACGGCGGTATTGCAACCGGACCATCCCTGGCAATGGTCGGCGAAGGCAGAGAGTCCGAAGCCATCATTCCGCTATCCAAACTCGGAGGAATGCTTGAAAGCCGAGGCTCTTCTTCTATCCAAGTTTCTTTTTCTCCGGTCATCAATATCTCCGGAGGCGCGACAACAAAAGAGGAAGTTCAAAGCGGATTGCAAGCTGGCGTAAAGGATCTGAAGAAAGAACTCGAGAGGTTAATCAACTCTCAGAGGCGTCTTTCTTACGCTTAAAACTAATGTAATTAAAAATCAAACCCCGATGAGGAGCGAACTCAACGGGGTTTTCTTTGTCAACCTAGAAAAGGTAGGTCGATATGGGAATTATAACGAAACATGACAGGAAGCTGATCATGGAATTACTGAACAAATATCCGATTTGGTTTGCTTTTGTGAGATGGAGCATATCTGTTTACATTGTCCTTATTTCCTTAGCCTATGCATATAGCCTCATAAAGTAAATCTCGTTAACGAAGGTTGGGTTATGTACCAAACAATTCAAGGCGACACTTTCGACAAAATCGCAAAGAAAATTTACGACGATGAGTTCTTGATGGACGTCCTGATAAAAGCGAATCCTGAGCATTCTCGTACCGTGATTTTTCCTGCCGGCGTGAGTTTGAACACTCCATCGGTTCCAAGTAAAAAAGTCTCTACGCAGAACCTCCCGCCTTGGAAAAGGAGTAAGTCATGAGCGATGTCCGGCAAACAAAACTCCGTCTGCTCTTTTCTAAAAACGAGACTGATGTTACTTCCGACCTTAGTAAGGATTTGCTCTCTTGGAATTATTCAGACCATGAAAGTGGTCAGGCCGATGAAATTTCTCTCGTTCTGAAGGATGAAACGGGCAAATGGGCAGGCTCTTGGCGTCCGGACGGCGGAGAAATTATCCGAATGTATATTTCTGTTGGAACTCCGACTGAAAGTGGGCCTGAAGCTTTTCTAGGAACGTTCTTTGTTGATTACCAAACTGTGCGAGGCTATCCGAGAACCTACGAACTCCGAGCTGTTTCTATCCCGCTAAACAAATCAATTCGACGTGAACAGAAAAGCCGAGCTTGGGAAAACAAAACCTTAAAGGATATTTCTTCCGAAATCGCCTCTTCAGCCGGTCTTGAATTGTTTTGGGATTCTCAAGAAAACCCGCAATACGACCGTATCGATCAGTCGCGAGAAAGCGATATGAAGTTTCTTCTGCGTCTTTGCGAGGAAACAGGCCTTTCGATTAAGGTTACAGACAATCAACTCGTTATCTTTGGACAAGAAAGATATGAGAAGAAAGAGCCCGTTAAAACGCTTATCGTTGGAGTCTCCGAGATACTGAGCTATCAGTTCGAAAACTCTCAAAGTGAAACCTATAAATCGGTAACTGTTAAGTGGCGAGATCCTACAAAAAAGAAGAAAGCCTCGGCCGCCGGCTATGACTTCAATCTTGAGAAAAACAAGGCGAAAGTGAGCGGAGCTGATTACGGCTATGACTTCAATCTTGAAAAGGTCGGTTCGGGGAAAAAATCGAATCCTGCGGTGCTTACTTATACCTATACGGATCCGGATGCAGACGAAAACGGTCAAACATTCGAAATGAAGAAACGCTGCACATCGTTAGATGAAGCGAAACGGCTCGCTAAAGCAAAACTTCGACAGCTCAATTCCAGACGAGTGACCGGGGAAATAGTTCTTGTTGGAGACCCAATGCTGGTAGCAGGGTCTGTCCTCGCCGTATCGGGGTGCGGATCCTTTGACGGAAATTTCATTATTGAAGAGGCAAGGCATTCGGGTTCAATGTCCGGATACACAACTTCACTGCAATTGAGACGGGTCAATACGGAGTATTAAATGAAACTTTTTAATGGCGAGAAGGACGGCGATGCCGTCCTTTGTATTTTGAAGGTCGGGGAAGTCACAGATGTGGATCCTGCCCATTGCAAAATCAGAGCGACCTTTGACGCAGAAGATGGAAAAACGAGCGACTGGCTTCCCGTTCTTCAGCGAAAAACTTTAGAAGATAAGGACTACTCAGTGCCTGACATCGGCGAGGATGTCCTTTGCGTTTTCTTCCATGAAGCCGAAGAGACAGGTTTTGCTCTTGGGAGCTTTTATGCAGGAGAAATTGAGCTTCCTGCCTCCTCACAGGACAAAAGAGTCGTGAAGTTTAAAGACGGAACAATAATTTCTTACGATCGAAGTTCTCACACGCTCAAGGCACAAATCGGAGATACGCAAATCGTAGCGGATCAGAAAAACGTCCAGGTTTCAGCCCCTTCCCTTGTGTCGCTTAGGTCCGGAGAAAATACTGAAGTCAATTCCGGAAAAGAAACCAACATCGGAGCAAGCTCTGCGGTCAACATAACTGCACCGACCCTTACTTTGAGCATGGGTGCGACAAAGATGGTGCTTTCCTCCGGGAAGGCTTCGATTGAGACAGATCACCTGACATTCAAGGGAAATATGACAGTTACAGGAAACCTTTCTGTGAAGGGCGATATTGACGGCACCGGGAATGTCTCTGCAGGCGGCAAAGTATCCGGCACCAATATTTAGGAGAAATCATGAGTTTCGGGGTAACCGGATTGTTCGGACTGGTTCCGTTCGTTTGCTCTGCGTCTGTAGTTTCGACATTTAAGGATGTGAATCGAGAACTTTCCACGCGTTGGGCACAACACGACGTAATAGGACAAAAACCGACTTTTGAGTGGGTTGGCCACGATGCTGTTCGAGTCTCTTTCCGGATGCGATTTGATTTGAGTCTCGGAACTCCTCCCGTTGCTACTCTTCTTTTACTCAAGAAAATGCTCGAACAACACAAACCATACCGTCTGCTGTTTGGGTCTGAGTATATGGGCAAGTTCATCATCGAATCAATCAGCGAGGAGCGGCGGTTTCATACAGGCCTTGGATTGTGTCAGGTGGCAGAGGTCAACATTTCTTTGTTGGAGGTTGAATGAAATATCGATTGACGCTAGATAAAAATGTCGATTTTTCCCCGGCCGCTGAAGTAGAGGAAATCTTTCAAAATGTCCGGACCATTCTCACAACTCCGAAAGGAACTGTCCCTCTTCTTCGCGACTTTGGTTTCTCCTTTGAGCACCTCGATAAGCCGATACATCTGGCACAAAGTTTGACCAGAACGGAAATGATAGAGGCTATTGAACGATGGGAACCTAGAGCCAAGGTTGAAAAAATCGAATTTGAAGAATCGGCAGAAGACGCCATGTCGGGTCTTTCACGTCCGGTGATTACTTTATCGATTGGAGAAAATAATGAGTGAAGTTATACCTCGTTGGGGTATGCCGGAGGTCAATTTTGTAGAAAGTGATCCGGAGAGAGTTTTGCGCTCTCTAATAGCCGGTTATGAAAAAGTCACGGGAAGGACCTTACAAAATGCCGATCCGATCTATTTATATTTGTGCTCTATTGCGGCGGTCGTAATTCAACTTAAATCTGAAATCAATCATACGGGACAACAGAATCTTTTGACCTACGCTCAGGGCGAAAAGTTGGACGCCTTGGGCGTTTTGTTCGATGTTAAGAGAACACCTGCATCAAGTGCCGTTACTACGATTGAATTTAGATTGAATCAAAGCCTTGAGGGTGCTTATGTCATACCGTCAGGTTTTGAAGTGACTAACGGCAGAGTTACGTTTGCCACGGTCTCGGAATTAATCATTCCTCCCGGGCTTCTATCAGGAGAAGTTGAGGCGTCGTGCACCACTCCCGGAGAAGTCGGAAATGGTCATGGAATCGGCCAAATTCAGACAATCGTCAAACCACTGCCTTACTTGGAGTCAGCAAAAAACATTGTTGAAACTGCGGGAGGTGCGGAGCGAGAAAATGATCCTGAATATGCGCAGCGAATGAGATTCCGCGTCGATGGTTACTCTGTTGCCGGACCACGCTTGGCGTATGTGTACCATGCCAAGTCTTTCTCAAACGCCATATCCGATGTTGCCGTAATGTCTCCGGTCCCTGGAGAAGTTGATGTTTTTACTCTTTTGAAGGACGGAGAACTTCCCTCTGAGAGTTTCTTACGTCAACTATACGAATATCTCAGCAGCGAAAACATAAGACCGTTAACCGATTATGTCGTATGCAAAAGTCCAAAACCTGTCTCCTATTCCATAAGAGTCGATTACTGGATAAGCGATGAAGACAAAGATCGGGCTGACTCTATTCGTTCGAATGTGACGGCAGCCGTTGAAGAATTTAAAAAGTGGCAGCAAGGGAGGATCGGACGAGATATCACTCCTGAGAAACTAACAGCCCTGGTATTTAATGCAGGCGCCTCTCGAATCGACTCGGAAACATTGAGCCCGCGAGATTTCCAAGAGATTGAATCGTCAGAGGTGGCCCAGTGCGAAAACTTGGAAGTTAATTTCATGGGTTACAAAGAAATTTAACTGAGCCGCATCATGAAAAACCTGAACAACATCCGTCTGCAGGACCTTCTGCCCCCCAATTTATCGGCGGACAGTAACATAATGGCAACCGCTTCAGCAATTGATCCCCATTTAAATGAGCTGACCATCCAAACGAAGATGGCTCTTATTTATGCGCGATTAAAAGACTTGAGCAGTCTGCAGCTGGATCATTTAGCAGTGCAGTTCCATGTCTCAGCGTGGGATAGTCTTTGGCCACGAGAAACAAAGTTGAGCGTTCTTCTGGCGACGGTTGAAACAAAACGCCGTCGAGGAACCCTTAAAGCAGTTAAGGCGGCAGTGGGCTCGATGTTCGAGCCCTTTTTTATTACCGAATGGTGGCAGCAAACCCCAAAAGGACAGCCTTTTACTTTCGACATTGAAATTCCTCTCGACGACATTGGGAAAGATATGACCTTCCGTGACCAGGAGGATCTTTATGCGCTGGTTTACGAGGCTAAATCTATTAGAAGTCACGGCTCGATCACCCTTCGTCGCAAATTTACACAAACAATTCGGGTCGGAGCTGTTATGAGCGCCGGGAATTACGCCCAAATCAGAGGAGACATACCTTCGATTGAAGTTCCTATCCGCGTTGGTTCTGTTTGTAATCCGGCTTCCTACGTGCGCATTAGTTAGAGGAAAACATGGCGATAAAAGTAATTCTTACAGACGCCGGCATCCAGGCGTTAATTAACAAACAAAAGGATGGTACCAATGCTCTGGTTCTTTCAAGTGTTCAATTCGGAACGGGCAAATACACCGCTTCTGAGGATCAGACCGCTTTACGGGAGCCTTTTAAGACTCTTAACACAATTAAAGGGGGAAACATTGGAGACAACTTGATTCATGTTGGCATCCGAGACACCGATTACGAGAAATATGAAGTCTACGAAATTGGTGTGTTTACGGCAGACGGGATCCTTTTCGCAGTGTATGCCCAAGACACTCCGATTATGCAAAAGGCCGCACCCACTCATGCACTCTTCACTTTTGAGTTTCCCGTCGTGTCTGCCTCTCCTGACGACATTGTTGTTGAAGGCGAAGGCGGATTTTGGAACCCTTCAGCAACAACAGAAACCCAGGGCATTGTTGAGCTTGCCACGAGGCAAGAAACAATTGACGGTATCGATAACCGCAGAGCTGTCACCCCAGACGGACTAAAGGCAGCTTTGCAACCTTTCGTCACCTATGACTTTATCGATTCAATCGGTGACGTGATCTTGGTTGGCACCTCAGACAGTGTCAAATATTCAGAACTTCAGTCTAACTAGTAAAGGAGACAATCATGGCTGAAACAAAAAAAGTTCAATTAAAAGATCTACTCGGTAATGAACTTTTACCGCAGACAAGTTCCGACCTGGTAAAAACGAGTGATGGCACATTGACCACTTCTCTCGGAAAGATGATTACTCAGATCACTATCAACGGGGAAACAGTCAATGTTGTCAGCGGTAAGGCTGCTATCACGCTGCCAACAGCGAGTGAATACTCGATTCAAAAAGCCGAGACAGCAGATGAAGGGTTCGCTTCGACCTACACCCTCACCAAAGACGGCGTCCAGGTCGGTTCGAAGATTAACATCCCGAAAGATATGGTTGTTCAATCCGGCTCTGTGAAAACAGTGACGGAAGCTGATACACCCGTCGCCGGTTATAAGGTCGGAGACAAATACATTGACTTGGTTCTGGCCAATGCAGAGAACTCCCACATTTATGTGTTGGTTTCCGATTTAGTTGATTCTTATGCCGCTGGAAACGGCATTGTCATTACTGACAATCAAATCAGCATTGATACCACAAAAGTCGCTTTGAAAGCCGATGTAGATACAGCTCTGGAGAACAAGGCTGACAAAGCCACAACTTTAGCTGGCTACGGAATCACCGACGGTATCACTTTCACTGAAATTGTTTAATCCTTAAATTCTTAAAGACTATCAAGGCGGAGAAATCCGCCTTTTTTGGAGAACACCATGGCTCAAACAGTTGAAGCTAAACAAGTTGTATTGAAAGATTCTGAAGGAGGCTATCTTCTTCCATACGCAGGCGTCGCACAAAAAGCCTTGAAAGATAATGACGGCAACGACATTCCCACAACTTATGCAAAAAAGGCAGATTTAAGCGGATACCTTCCTGTTGATGGAAAAGCTGTCGATTCTGCTAAAGCCGACACGGCTACTTCAGCGGCCTCTGCCACTAAAGCAACTCAGGATAGTGCCGGCCAGCAAATTAACACGACTTACATCAAAAACGTCAGTGTAAATGGTCGAACGATTACGTTTACTCGTGGCAATGGGACAACTTTTACAATTACAACTCAAGATACGGTCACCACAAACACTTCCAATTGGTCAGTTTCCAACGGCACTAATGGATGGGCACGTGATAA